CTGATTTATCATCGTGAATTTTCAATGGCGTTGATTTGTGTGTTCATTGCGGGGTCAATAAACGCCTATTCTCTTGTCTTGGATTTCTGTGGCCAGTATCATATCAATTTATGGTCTGTGATCCCAGCTGTCCAAGCATTCCCGAAACCCCCAAAACTTTTTGACCCATCCTCAAAAACTCGTTTTCCATCTGGTCAACTTTGTCCGGTTTACGAGTTTGAAGTAGAACCCTGTAATAAAATGTTATACAACTACGGCATTGCCTGGCAATACGCCGCTCCAGTTGTGCCTACCAAGAATGAGTACAATATCTCCCAGTCCTTGAACCAAAGAGTATTATTCCCTTTAGCTAAGCACACCAAATGGGGTGTTGCTTTGGACTGGTTCGCCAACCTATATCATGAAGACATCCATATCATGAAGCAGTCGTACGAATACTCTTTCATGACTTGGTTTAACAACCAAAAAGGCCCAGTTAAAGAACGTCTTCGGCACTTTGTGGCTGTTGATTCTCGAGCTAGCTATGTTAGAAAAGCATTCATCAAGTTCGAGAGATTGAACAAAATCATCAATGGCCAACTACAACCATTTGCCCCGCGCTGCGTGCAAGCCGTTTCAGATTACGCAAACGTCGCGCTCGGCCCAATAGTGTCTAGTATATCCAATGCTGTGAAGTACGTGTGGCAACCGGACCCATCTGGTTCTGACCAACCTACCATCTTGTTCGCTCCCGGAGTTAATACTCTTGGTGTCGGCGAGTGGATGCACCACTGGTATGATCGTGGTTTTACCGTGTGTGCGTCGATTGACAGATCCAGTTGGGATTCCACCCTCAATTGTGAGGCATTGGCTACGGAGACCAAATTCTATGAAATGGTCACTCAGTTACCTCCGCAAGCCAAAAAGACTCTCAGACAACAGCTCCACACTCGGGGGTATTTCCCTGATGGCACGTTCTACTCCACAGATGCTCGACGCAAGAGTGGTGACCCAAATACCACTTTGGGGAACACTCTATTGGCTATATTTTCCGCAGCCTACACTTGTGCTGAATTGCATGTCAATGGAGTGATAGCTGCGGCAGGAGATGACATGGTTATTCTTATGCCTCCCTGTGATGCTAATAAATTCGATAATTTTGTAGAAAAACAACGTGTTGATTTCGGTCTTGACACTAAACTTAAGATCCAAACACATCCAGTTAACTGGGACTTCCTATCTGCGCATCCTCTGCCAGGCTATTACCATGGATGTTACGTATGGGGACTCACACCTTTTCTCGGCAAGTGTATCCCCAAATTATACTGGTCTGACCAATATTATGATTACTTCGATGAACTAGCTTGGAAGTCAGGCATTTATAAATCTCTGTTGCATACACGACATAATCCTGTGACTTTGTCTTGGATTGAAAAACCAATTTCCAACAGAGAAATAACTGACCCACATTGGTATCAAATATGTCCACCAATAGAACTAGATACAACCGTTGAATCGTTAGACTGGCTTTATGAAAGGTATGGCGACGCTCTCTCCGATATGATTGAACATAAGAAACTTTTATTGGGGGAGCTCGGCCGCGAGATTGTTGACCGGGACAATTAAGCGGTGCCGAGGCGTCGAAATCATTACTAAGATGGCCAAACAAAAGAAGAAGAATGTCCGACCTAAAACCAGCAATCAGAACACAAATCGTACCACGCAAATTGTCAAGCGCGAACTTGCTAAAGAGTTTAGCCGCATCGACATTGGTCGCGCTGGTATGGATTTCATTGAGTGTGCCATTAACCCGTTTGGAGTTGATAGGCATGGAGGTCCTAAAGCTGTGGTTGCTAATGTGCCTGACGGCTCCACAAACGTGGTTGCAGTAACTTACACCTGCCGTCTAGCCCACAATGACTCTACCTCCACCATGGGTGCTATCGAGCTTCGCCCCCCGAATGCCACTGATAATTGCATGATTAAACTGCATTACGGGAACAACCCTTTAGAGCCAACAACATCTCCCACCGCCACTACCAATTGCGTGCCACATGAAAATGTGCTGTTAGCAGCCTTTAAATTGGCAGCTGGTAATGGAAACGCTGCTCTGGCTCAGTGCCGAAAAGTGTCTTGCGCTTTGAAAGTGCAAGGTGAGAATGGTGATAACACTGAAGGGATGTTATGGGCTTACACTACTGATAAAACAACACAAACCGGAGCTGCTGCTTGGAACACCTATGCATACACTACATCTAATGTGCTACTCGCTGAATCCAGACCTGCTAGCAAGGGCATGCAACTGCGCACTTCCCATGCACCTGAAGACACTTGGGCGTATGTGGCAGCTGATATGTACACAAACCTTATTAATTTCGGCCAGCGTCCTGTTATTGTGTTTTCAGGCCTGGTTGGAACTCTCGATATTGAAGCTGTTATCCATGTAGAGTATAAGATTTGTTCCCTGCTTGTTCCTTTCCCCCTAGATGACCCCATTGTTGAACCTGAACTCGCGCAAATCGTGCAAATGTGTGATCGTTTTGATCATGTGGTCGATGGGAATAGTTTTAAGTCATTTCTTAAATCTACTTTCTCTCTTATTCGTAAGGGCTTACGCTATATAGCTGATAACCCTATGAAAATCGCCACTGCCGCTGGAGCGCTACTTAGCATGTAATTGAC